GTATTTATACCTAGTGGCTCCATAATCCAGTTAATTGTGGCTTTACGGAGTTTATCTAATGATTGTGATGGCTTGAGACCAAGTTCTTCGCAAACGAGCGAATTGACTGCCACATGGATTTGTTCGTCACGCGATATGTCGGCAGATACTGTTCTGAGACCAGCGTCACCATTAAAGCGGAAGAAGGGGAGAAGTACGAAGAAAATTGCACGTTCGGCCACCAATGCTTTGAGGACCGTGTGATCTGGATGCGCGACCCAAGCATCTCGGAGCCGTAACGCTTCGGATTCAGCTTTCGCGTCCACCCCAAGAGCGTTGGCGATGTAACTGAGAGCCAGGTCGTGGTTTTCTTCATCCTTGACATTGGATTGAAGTACGTCCCTTGCCACCTTTGGAACTTCATTTTTCAGTGCATCTGTAATAAACTCACCAACCGGCAACTCCATATGCCGGATAGCGAGAGCACGGAAGATCGTCTCCTCCGCACCCTCTTTCAACTTCCCAGCCGTTGTCTGGACTGGGGACCATTTACGCTTTCTATTAAGTAGTTTCTGATAAGGGTTCATCACTCGCCGCAATTACACTGTGGAGCTGGATCATTGAGAAGCGACTCCAGGTAGGACGTAACGTCATCCTCATCCAACGCTGCATAGGCATTGGACTTGTCTTGAACATCACCCATGACCTGAAGGCTGTAATACAAAGAAGTCTGGGGGCTGGCAAGCCACTCTTCAATGAAAGCCTCGTCATAGGTCACCACATCGGACCAAGAATTGAACGAATAGCCGTGAAGAAGCCCAGTGGAATCAAGCATCTGTACGATGCCATCAGCCACTTTTTTATAAGCATCCCAGCCAACCTCAGATGCGATCTCTACAGGACCGTAATCGAAGCTCTGGACACCAAACGTACCGCTGTCACGGTCCACTTGGCGGGCAATGGGAGGAGCAATCTCAGGGCAGGTGGTGTACCCATCAGGATCCGTATAGCGGTAGCTACAGGAAGCTGTAGGAGCAATAGCAAAGGCTCGCTCCATCTGTGAGAATCGTGCAATCTGAGCAGCCTGACGGATGCCAGACTGAAGCTCAGCAGCCAAGATATGAGCCTCTGTACGCTCATAAGCACGACCTTCATTGATATCAGCTAGGGCATCACCGAAGTCGGAGTAAGTGACCCCGTAGCGACGGAGCAAGTTGGCAAGCCCAAGCATTCCGAGACCGACTTGGCGATCAGTCTCTGTAGGGAGGTATTCCCCACTGTCTCCAACACCTGTCTTGGCATGGAGCGCACACAACTCGGACATTCCGTTGACGAATGCACGTTGAATGTCATCGACTTCACAGCCGCCGAGGTTGACATGCTGCAGGAGACAGGTTCCCCGTGAGGGCAGGTACACCTCCAGGCAAACGTTGCCCCGGATTCGGTTTCCATGTTTATCTACTTTTGTCTTGTTGAGCCAGATGTCCCCCTTACGGATTCCATCCAGAAGTGCTTCACGTACCTCAGGCGTTGATTCATTCCACCAGTGGTTGTTAACATTAACGCAACGCTTAACCCAAGAAAGCTCAGCACGAGAAGCGGTAATAAACTCCAAGATATCAGGATGGCTAAGATCCAAATGGAGAACCACAGCGCCGTTTTTATAAACACCACCACGTCGGAGGATTTCATTTAGGGTTGAATAGATTTTTCCGAAAGAGACCGGGCCAGAAGCCACAAGACCCTTGCCGTTTTCTGCTCCTTTGGGACGGAGCTTAGATAGATGCACAGCAACGCCTGCTCCATAACGGAGAGCGTGGGAGACAAATCTCCAAGAGGCTTCGATTCCATTAGGACCTTCCATTGTGTCCTCCACTACAAAGACAGTGCAGGAAACAGGAAGACGGCTGGTGGGATCATCAATCCAAGACTGTACGCGGCCAGTACGGGCTACGAGTTCTTTGGTAGAGGACATTATTAAACGAGATCAGTAAGGGTTGGTGGTTGATAGTTAGGTCCCTTGAGAACCTTTCCGTCGTGGCGATAAATGGGGTTACCATCTTCACCAAGTTTGGTCATATTGCTGCGATGAACTCGGTCCAGGGCTTCGTCAAGATCCCAGCCAAGATTCTCAGCGTATTGGTAGCAGACATAAACAAGATCTGCTAGTTCTTTTAAGCACTCTGATGCATTGATTGTGAAACTATGGAGCAGTTGGTTTTCTGCATCAAGAAATTCTTTGAACTCCTCAACGATCAAAGTCCTCTGTCCAGTCCGTGAAGCTGGACTCGTACTGTTGCTGACCCGGAAACTTTTCCGGAACTCCTTTGCTTGGTCGCTCAGAAAGGATTTCGTTTTCAAGCTCATTTTGTAGATAGTGGATTGCTTTACGGAGGTCAGCCTTGCGGTCTTCTTTATAACCAGCACGGCAGATATACTTGATTGCGTTACCCAGGTGGAAGTTCAGTCCTTGGTCTCGGATGAAATCCCATACTTGGATACTTCCGCGTCGGTAGTAGGTGGGTCCTGTGTGACTGCTGAAGGCCATTTGGAGACTAGGTTGGATACATTGTTGCTAAGCACAAAACACTGGTGTTGTAGGGCCAGGAAGACGGTGATGATGTCGTCTTTGGCAGACTCCGGGTGTCTTAGTGCATCTTCAATCTGACGAAGCTTGAACTGTTGCTCCATCGTTAGGTCCGTCACTACTGGAGGGGGACCATAAGATTGGTTCTTGATTGGTGAAATCATAGTCATCTACTTGTAGGATCTTGGCTAGTCGGGCATTAAGCAGTGCCACGGACTCATCGAGATCCTTCGCAGCAAATGCATCTACAACGGTCTGCCAGGTAGCACCATGTTCATCAAGGAGAGCTTCAGCTCGCTTGATACCAATGCCAGGGATACCTGCATAACCATCTGTTTGATCTCCAGCCATTGTTTGAATCAGATGCCAGCGATCACCTTCTTCTTTGGTGATTTCGACAATTCCTTCGGTCAGATCGAACAAATTGCACGATATCTGACGCATGTCTTTGTCTGGACTACAAATGATGTGTCCAGGCTCTTTAGTTGCATAAATACCTATGGCATCATCAGCTTCCAGGGTCGGCATAACCACCACTGGAAACTCTTCCTTCAAAGCGTTGATAACACGCTTATAGCCACAGGGTTTCTTTCGGTTACGATGACCCTTATATGAGGGGTCGATGGTCTTACGGAAATTAACGCTATCAGAGAAGAACAGAATGCTATCGTCAAAACAACCAAGGTCAGTGGCGATAGAGAATAGATCTCGTCGGACTTTATCCAAGGCTTCAGAGAACTTACTTGTGACGACAATAACGTCCTCTCCAAAGTCAATCTCTGTTTCTGCTGCAGCACAGTTCTTGTAGACAGTGTAGTCCGCATCAATTAATAGACTCACTTACCTTGACCCCGCCGCAATTTCTTATTGCCTTTGGGGAGGGAACGAGTGCCGTTACCTTGATGAGTGTGTTTAAACTTTGCACGGGATTTGAACTCAACACGTCCCAATGCAGTCTTTGATTTAACAGCCATGATTAGTGAACATCTGCCCAGGTGGATCCGATCTTCCCTTCGGCAGCGATAGGGATTCGGAGGTTGTAGTATTTGCCAGCAGCTACAGCTGTCTCTTCAAGGTGTAACTTGAGGATCTCAGCAGCATCTGGCTCTGTTTCCCATTGCAGCTCATCATGGATGAATGCGAGTTGATGGGTGTTGTTATGGAAGAAGGTATCGTTAGCCATTACCATCCACCGCTTAGCAACTACACCAGCTCCTGACTGGAGGAGGTAGTTGAGTGCCTTGTGTGGACTATCTACAGCAATCTTGCGACCATCTACTGACTTAAGATGCCCTCGCTCACCAGCTGACTTAACAGCAGCAAGGAGCCGATCCAAGCCGTCAATGGCAGAAACATATGCGGCTCTAATCTCCGCACCTTTCTTCTTTGCTTCCGCTGGGGATAACTGTTGGTCATAGCTAAGTCCTATCTTCTGATCGCCTGCCCCATACAGGAAGGCATACGTTACGGTTTTAACGAGCTTACGGGTGATGCCAATCTTGTCGGCATTGACTTGATGGATGTCCCCATTGAGGAGGATCTCTCCATATCTTCCACCGTCGTAACGAGCAAGATAGTGAGCGAGCATCCTAAGCTCAATACCACTAAGGTCTGCGCCAACCATGACGAGTCCCGGAGTGGCCGTGAATAATCGACGAAAGGACTCACTCGCAGGAACTTGGGCAAGATTCGGATTTCTGTGAGCACAGCGGTGTGTTGCAGCAGCTACGGAACAATGATGATGTAATCGATGCTTGTGAACTAACTTCAACCAGGCATTCTTGCCTTCAGACAACATACCAAGTTGCTTCGTCAGTTCAAGGCATCTGAAGAACTTCAAGGCGATCTCGGTGCCTATGTCCTTCAGAACAACCTCATCAATTACAGGCTTACCTGTGTCTGTTCGTTGTTCAGGTACCCAGCCATAATGGGTTTGCATGATCCACGCAATGTGATCACGACTTGTTGTGTTGAACTCCTTTAGACGGGTGCTGGTACATCCTTCGACATAGCCTTGCGTCTTGTTATTTCTGCGAGGAGTAAATTCCGTTCCGGCAACAAATCTATGTTTTTGTTGCAGCTCTTGAGTAAGCTCCTCAAGTTCTCGTCTGAGAGTTGACTCAAGTTCTTGAGCTGATCTCTCGTCGAAGTACCATCCATGTAGTTCTTGATCTGTGAGTATTGTTGCTACCCTATGTTCTAAATCTAGCCAGTCAGGTAGGGGAGGAAGTGTCGCCATAGTTTGGTGGTTACTGTTACGTCCTGCATCATGTAGTCCTGCATCTCAGGAGACCATTCTTTCCAGTCAGCTGTCTTACCGAAGCTGCCTTTGTATTCTCCCAAGCGGTATCCATATGACTCCAAGCTATGACGACCATAAAGCTGTAGTGGCATATGTTTCCACTTACGCTTCTGATCAAGCCTCAGCATGTCAGCGTGTATACAACGAGAGAGAACCAAAGTATCCACAGCACGTCCACGGGGAGTGAACCACGGGTAGAGCTTGCGTATAACAGGAATGTCGTACCCAATAATGTTATGACCCACGATACAGTCCGCATCCTCAAGCATTTGGATAGCTTTGGTAACAGGCTGTTCAGATCCCACATCATTGAACGTAAGGTCCTGACCAGTATCGAGATCTTTGATACCAACACAGTGGACACAGGTAACATCATTGATTAGCCCGTCTGTTTCAATGTCAAAGATCAGGTTCACTTACCAGCCCAGCGATAGGTTTTATCGACGAATTGGGCACGTTTAATTGCTTCAGGAGTAGGAGGGTTAGGACGCCTAGGAATCAGTGGTCCTTCCCAAGAAGTACCATCAAAGACAAAAAGGTCTCTAGTGTCCTTATCGAGGAAGACATCACCTTTATTAAAAGTCAGTGGTTGCGTCGAACTCTGGTTCTGCTTCTGTTTCATTGAATTTACAAGTGGATAGGTCATAGTCAAGGTGGCAGGCAACACCTACTTCTCCTGAATATCGATTCTTAAGGACTCGCACAGTTGTCGTGCCAGATCCAGACTGTGCTTGCTGATTC